GGCAGGCGCTTGCTCGGCTTGCGCGGGAAAACTCATCTCTGGCACCGTAGACAATGAGGAGCAATCCTTTCTAGATGACGACCAACTCGCTGACGGTTGGGTGCTCACCTGTGTGGCATATCCCACCAGTGACTGTGTAATTCTCACAGAGCAAGAAGAAAATCTCTAAATGGAACACTTACTCGGACGGGCACTGCTGATTGTGGCGGTGCCTTTTGTTTTAACGACAATCTATTTCGGCTCTAGGAAAGGTGGATACTATGACACCGAACACTATAAGGGAAATGGCACCGCACACTAGACGGCGGTTTCATTTCGCAGCATCATCATTCTCTAGAATGTTTGGCGTTGATAAAGTTACACCCGAGATGATTGACTTTTGTGTGGGGTGGGCAGAGCAAACAATGCCACCCCCACTAGAAGGGTTGAATGAAGTAGACATTTACTTTAGGAGACTATGGGACCTGAGATCGCAATACAACTAGGCATACTCTTCTTCATGTGTATGTTTGGGGTCTTTTTATTTTTAGTTTCTATACTCTCTGACCAATAAATATATTGGGGGCACTGCACAAATGAAACAAACTCTTCTAGTATTTGCCTGCTTTCTTCCGCTAGCAATTATTTTTATTGTAATGAAGCTTGCAGTTTGGATGTCTGCTGTTAATGCTGAGCAAGAATATGTCAGAGAAGAATCATTCAAATCACACGGACCATATGTGGGAAACCCATATGCAGATGTTGACGAGGAGGAAGAGGAGTATGGAGATCGCACAGACTATCGATAACGTTTTGTTTGAATGGTATTCAGAGAGGGGATTGGAAGTCCCCAGATGGAAGCAGACCCGAGACCCTCAGTGGTGGATTGACTATCTAACTGAATTGGGGTATGATGGGAAAAATCCTAAATAAATTTTTGGAGATACATGGATGGAAGAAGTGCTTGGTGTGCATCACATCGCTGAGCTTTGCGATTGTAATGCAGATTTGTTAAACGACTCTAGTTTTATTAGCACTTCCCTTAGGCAAGCAGTAGAACATGCTAATGCTACACTGATTGAAGAAGTTAAATACGAATTCACGCCACAGGGAATCACTGCTGTTTGCCTGCTATCCGAAAGTCATATCAGCATTCATACTTGGCCAGAGAAAAGGTATGCGGCTGTAGATATTTTTACTTGTGGTGACCACACGGCACCAGCACAGGCTTGCAAATACTTGGTTGGTGCATTAGAATGCAAGCAACCAAACATTCAAATCATTATGCGAGGAATCTGATGGAAATTGTAGCGTATACAAACCCTGGTTGTAGTCATTGCACTACATTAAAAAAATTATTTGCCAGAGCAAATGTAGAATATACTAATGTTGTAGTTGGAAATGATATTCCTTTTCAATTATTTCAAGAGAAGTTTCCAAATGCAGGTGGATATCCTCACGTTTTGATTGATGGAAAAGAGGTAGGCGGATTAGTCGAGACTGCTAGATTGTTTCTTGAAAAAGGACTGGTAGAAGCACCGAAATGACATGGAAACAGGTGAAGAAATCTTTAACTTGGTGAATGTTGCTATCGACACAGCAATCACACAGCAACAATATAAATTAAACGTATATGATTTTGCAAAGACTGAGAAGATGAAGAGAAAAGACATGCTTCATTTTCTTGGTAGTAGTTTGGTGTCACAGATTAGAGATGAGATTGCACACCTGGACATGTATTTGAATGGTGGACCAGCAGACCTGACTGAAGTATATGGATGGATGGGTATTCCTCGTGCTACTAAGTATCGAGATTATCTTTATAAAATGATTGAGGATGCTGAGCGTTATGAGAGAGAAAGGAGACCAGGAAGGAAACCTGGCAGCAAGGCCAAGAAAAAGACAGGAGTTGCAAATAAATAGAGGTGTGGAGTTAATGCTTCGGAGGAAAGTAGTTAGTCCGCCAGACAGGTCTGGCATTTTTTTCAGTAAAACTTTTACAATCCTCCGAAGACAATTCAAAATTACTTTTGAGTCTCAGAGGATTGACAGAAACAATTCAGAGGAGTAGACTCATGGAAGCAACAGCACCGTTTTTGTTTATCGCATTTTTCCTTACTGTTGGTGCCTTCATTCTTGGAGGAGTATTAGTCTGGAATCTCAAGGATATTTTTGATGTCTGGTATGACAATGCTGGTTATGCTAAGCATGTGTTACATCCAGAAATGTTTGATGAAAATGGACAAATGTATCGTGATGATTTGCTAAGAGTCACATTTGTAGATGATGAGGATTACGAAGACGAGGATTAAATGATTCTAATTGATATGAATCAGATTATGATTAGTAATCTGATGATGCAACTCAAAATGAGTGTGCTGAATGAAGACCTTGTAAGACATATGGTCCTCACTGGACTACTATCTTATGAGAAGCAATACAAACAAACGTATGGCGAGATGGTGCTCGCATATGACAGCAAACATTACTGGCGTAAGAGCACCTTCCCATACTACAAACAGAATAGAAAGAAAGACCGTGAAGAGTCTGACCTAGATTGGAATGCTATCTTTGAAGTCTTGAATAAGATTCGAGATGAGATTAAAACATACTTCCCTTACAAAGTTGTGGAAGTATATGGTGCAGAGGCTGATGATGTAATCTCTACCTTGGTAAAACATCAGGCAAAGATTAACATTGGAAAGCATAAGGCAGGTCAAGAATTAGATAAAGTATTGATACTGTCAGGCGACAAAGATTTCATTCAACTCCAGAGATACCCATTTGTAAAACAGTTTAATCCTATCTTAAAGAAAGAGATTAAACATGAAGACCCAAAGACATACATCCTTGAGCACATTCTTAAGGGAGATAAGTCAGACGGCATTCCAAACTTCCTATCAGATTCTGATACATTTGTATCAGGTAAGCGACAGAAACCTATAAGTAAGAAAAACTTAGAAAAATGGGTTAGACTAGACCCATCTGTTTTCTGTAACACAAAAGAGTTGATGGATAACTACGAGAGAAATAAGAATCTTATTGACCTCACATGTATTCCTAAAGACCTTGAGCAGAAAATTGTTGACGAATACCTGTCGCTAAATAGTGGTGAGAAGAAGGTGCCGCTTGAGTATTTCAAGGAGCATCAACTTAATAATTTGATGCAGGAGTTTGTCTTCCGCAGTAATAAATTGTCGTTTAATAATAACTGATATGAAACTTTTAATTACAGAAATTCTACAGAAGGTTAACAACGCTAAGACTAAAGCAGAGAAGAAGAAGATTCTTCAGGAGCACAACTCCCAAGCTCTACGCAGTCTTTTCATTTGGAATTTTGATGAGAGTGTGAAGACATTACTGCCAGAAGGTGAGGTGCCTTACCGCCCAAACAATACTGAGAAAGGTTTGCAACATGAGTATCTTGAGCAAAGTCAACGTAAGTTTGCATACTTTGTGAAGGGTGGCATTGCTGTTAGTGCAATGAAGAGAGAAGAAATCTTCATTGGATTGCTTGAGACACTGCATAAAGAAGAGGCAGAGTTACTCTGTCTTGTAAAAGACAAGGCATTGCAGAAGAAGTATACTCGTATCTCTTCTACTCTTGTCAAAGAAGCATTTCCAGAGATTCAGTGGGGTGGTCGCTCTTGAATATTCTTCACAGAGATTGTGATCCAACGTTGGCACAAGATAGAACTTTGCCATACACTGCATACCTAGTAGAGTATCTACAAGATGGTATGACTCACTTCGACATTGTGATATCATCAAAGCGAGTAGAAATTTTTGACCACTATTGGGATTTGTATCGTCATGATTTGATTCGCATGACTCAAAC